ACGTTGTCGGGCAGTGGGTACGATTCGGTGTGGATACGGTACTTAAACTGCCCCGTAGACAGCGTACCTATCGAAGCGGTAGGCCGCACTGTAGTAAAATAAAAGTATCCGTCGGCGTTGTTAAGCCAAACAGACCTAATCTGGTGTCGGTGAATCGTGCTTTCCGCATCATTAGCGATAATGTCGATCATCCGACCGTCCCAACCACGACCAAAATCCCACAACGTAAAGTTGTCGGGAGCGTTCTGTTGTTGGGTAAGTGTGTAAGTCGTTCTCCAAGTCCATGCATCTCTCGACGCACCGGCTGGAAGGGTATGGTCCGCCGCCATCGTCACTCTGTCGAGCAACGGGACGGCGGGGATACCCGCTTTGGGTACTACATCAGGTTCAGTGACTAGCTCAACCTTAGACTCAAAGAAGAGAAACGGGGCTTCCAAGGCCAACGTGTTGTAAGCCCGGTTGATGAAGCCGTTGACGCGGGTGATCGCTTCAGGAGAACTACTCGGTGAGTAGTCCGCCTGAGCGAACATCGCATCCCGAATCTCTTTGAGATTCATCTACTAGCCTGCAAACTTGACGAGGGCCAAGCCGGTGCTTGTTGCGCCGATCGCGGTTCCGCCGACACATGCTACCGCACCGTTTGTCGCGGTGGGGTTGGCATCGTCGAGTTGACCGTCTGTCGTGTGAATAACAAGCGTATCATATGCTGCCGCTGCGGTAGCTGTGTACACTGTACCCACGCCTTCGGTCAATACGAATCCGTAGTAGTTCGCAGGGATAGCGTAGTTGGTTCCCGTAGATGCGGGATCCAACTCGTTTGCCTGCTGTGCTACACCGACAGCCCGTAGGTTGTTATCGTCAATCGCTAGAGAACACGCACCGTAGCCGCCATCAGTGGACGTTCCGGCACGCTGGACAGCGTAGCCTTGCAGAACATTAACTGCGGCTTTGATGTAGGTGTACACTTGGAATCCGTTGTCACCGTTAGGAACGGTGAGCTTGAACCCAAGTGGGGCTTGTTGCGTTGCAGTAACTGTAGTCGGGCTAATGCCCGCTGCTGTAAATCCAGACATAGTATCTCCTTAAGGCGTGCCAGCGCCGGTAACGAGGAAGTTAGCGCGGAGTTGCGTGGTGTGGAGGCCCATCATCAACACAAGCTCGTAGCGGAAGATGTCTTGGTCAGGGATACGGAACGGTCCACGGAGAGCGAAGTCGCCCTTCGTTTCGCGACCTGAATCGTGGCCAAGGGTAAACAGGTGCCAAGTCGGCGTCTTCATTCCGTAGATAACGCCGTCCTGCATTGGAGCAGAGAAGTTGGCGCTAGACACGTCAATGGAGTCATCGAGGTAGAAGTCAGCTTCGAGGAACTTCACGCCCTGACGGACGAGAGGTGGAGCCTTGTCGCCTTCAACCTTGACAACGCGGACTTGATCGTCCAAGTCGTCGATGTAGTTGAGGTAAGAAGCCTCGTCACCGATCATCAAATCGACAGGACCCATGGTCTTGCCTTGACGAGAAGCAGCGAAGTAAGCCTTACGCATTTGGCTACGACCGTTGGTGGCGAACGAAGAGATGTCTTCGTACTGGTTGTGCCAGCCGTTGGTAGTTGCCTTGTCGAGGCCGTGGCAAGTGTTGGTCTGAGCAGACGGTGCAGCAGCCTCGAAGAAGCCCTGTCGTGTCTCGCCTTGTGGGGTGAAGTTTGCGTTACCGTTCAGGGTAGCGAAACCGCCAACGCCGTTACCGTTACCTGTTCCAAGCTGATTCGAGATCCGCTCATGGAAGTCAGACAGCGCCAACTCTGGGTAGTGCTGAAGGATTCGTGCGAGGTCCATCTCGCCGTTAGCCTCAGCCAAGTCCTTGCCGGGAACGTCGAACGCATAGATGAGTCGAGGTGCAATGACATTACCACGGACGGCGTTTTGAGCACGACCACCGGCAATGATCTCTGTACCTGTAGACACCTGTGTCACAGTACCGGGACCATCAGTCACAACAGCGAACTCTCGCTTCGGACCCTTTAGGGCATCGCGGGAAAGGTTCCCGTTCAGCATTACTTTTTCCATCAAGGGATGGAACTTAACAAACAACTCACTGTACGACGGCATAAGCTCATTGAGCGCGGTCGCCAGCACATCTGGTGAAATCGCCATGATTATCTCCTTTTATTAGATAGGGCGTTACGCGCAACTTGAGTACGGAACTCACGCAAGGACATCGGCGTGTTCGTAGCAAGTGGTACTTGCTCGGACGAACGCGCCGGGGTCGTAGCCCCCGATGTGAGTGCCGCCCCCGGACGGGGCTTTGCGGGCTTGCTCTTCGCGCCCTGAGCCAGTTTAAGTGCGTAAGCGTCTGGGACGCCATCGCTCTTAGCCTGCCGTGCAACATCTCTGAGATGCTGGGGTAGACGCGCAGCTACCGCAGCATGTTCGAGAATCCAACCTTCTTCTAGCAACTCCGCAAATGGCTCGGACAACTGCTCATTTTCAAACAGGTCCTGATTGCTTTGAGCAAACTCCTCAGCATACTCATCTGCTTCTTGCTTAATAGCTTCTTCTACAATCTGACGATACTCGTCGAACTCCTTTTGTAGGAACTCAAGTTGACCTTCAGTATGGGCGTTCTTTTCCTGCCAGCCCGATAGATCTGACTGCATCTGTGCGATGCGCGGATCTTCATGTCCGCCCATCAACGCATCGTAGATTTCTCGGGTTTGGTCTATGCTCGCCGCCATAGAATCCATTTTTTTGTGGTAGTATGCGCCAAACTGGTTGCCCCAGCCCCGAAGTTGCTCGGGAAGCGCCTCATGGTCACCGTCCCATTCGTCCCACCCAAAATCTTCATGGGAAGGAAAAGAGACGGGGGCCTCTTCAACCACTTCTTCTTCAGCGGCGAGGGAGTGTTCCGCCGGTTCGGCAGACACCTCTGAGGCAGACTCTTCCGTATCGATAGGAGCCGCTTCTACCGCAGCCGCCTCAACAGGAGCCGCGTCACCCGATTCAGCAGGAGCAGCCCCCGCCTCTAACTCTTCGCTCATTATCCCTCCTTAAGAGCCTTCTTCGCGGCCTTTCGTGTCCGCGCTTGCATCATCATTCTCGGGTTAGCACCTTCGGGCGCTCCCTTCATGATACCACCCATTGGCATCATTTCTTTGATGATTTCCATTTCCACCGCACCACCTTCCGGCTCGTCCATAGGACCCATGTCCTCTTCTTCCTCTTCTTCCTCCTCACCCATCATCTCCATCTCACCTTCTTCCTCCTCTTCGTCGGCCATAGAAGGTTCTTTCATGGTGAGATCGTACCCAGTCTCTGCAAGCACAGCCATAAGTTCTTGCTCGGTAGAAGGTGGATCGTCTTGGAGTTTTTCGAGTAGGTCATTCATCATTGGCATAAGGCACCCCTTTGTAGCTGATTAGTGGACAAAAATCTTTTTGTCAAGTTTACCAGACTGTTTAGCTTTCTCTTTTTTACGGTGTGCCGACCGATGTTCAAAATCACGGTAGCCCATTTTGCGGGAACGGGCGTCTGCTTTCTCCCGTACAGCATCCCGGTGCTTCTTCCATTGTTGTGAGTCCGCCGAAACAATCGCAGAGTCAGGGTTCTCCCGCTGGTACTTCTTCCATGCACTTTCTGACTCAAAGGACTTACCAATCTGCTTTACAACCAAGGGCTTTGATGGCATAGGTCCGATCAAAGCCACTTCGCTAATAACAGTAGACAGGAGAGCCCCGCAGTCCGGGCACTCGGTCTTGCCGTGCTGGGCCAACGGCACAAATACGTCGTTAAAGTAACCACATCCCTCTGGACATTTGAAGTCGTAAAACGGCATTATTATCCCTTCTTTTTGTAGCCACCTTTTGGGCCTACTTTGCCTTTCTTAGCCATATTGTACCCCGCAGCGACAGCCTGTTTTTTAGACTTACCCTTTTTGATAAGTTTGGCAATCTTCTTAGACGCCCGCTTCTTGTACTCACTTTGCACCGCAAGGTCCCTTCATGGCGCGTCCGTGCGCGTCGAGTTGTGTTTTCCCTTTGTTATCGCCGTTAAAAACGTGCTTCTTAGGCTTCTTTAACTTTTTAAGAATAATCGTCGTTGCGACTGCTCTTGGCTCGCCGTAAGCGTGCATCACTCCTCCCTAGACTTGTCCTTCTTCTTGCGGACCAAGGGGACCACAAGACGAAGGACAGAGCCTACAATATCAAGGATTTTTTTAACGGGTAGACGCATCAGCCCTTGCCGCCGGGTTTACCCGGCTTGGCACCACTAGCGGCCGTAGCGGGTGTTGTTCCGTGTGTCAGCTTCTTGCTTGTAGGGGCAGTGCCGTGTGATCCTTTGTGCGTGTCCGCTGTGCCCGATTTGCCTGTTTTCGCCATAGCTACGTTTGAGTGTTTTTTATCCGTTGGTGCCGTCTTTTTGGCACTCTCTAGCTTCTTTTCCGTATCTGCGGCGCTGCGACGGGCGGCTCGTGATTCCTGCCCCTTTCGACGTGCCGACTTAGGACCTCTCTTTTGTTTAGCTACTGCTCGACCGGCTTTACGTTCGGCTCTTTTCGCCTGACGGTCGGCTTTACGTTCGGCTCTCTTTTCCTGACGAGACTTACGCTCATCTTCAGAGGCATAGCCTCCGGTTTCTTTGCTCATTGCGTTTCGAGCGATGGTTTGAAGGTTGGGCATTAAACTTTTAGCCATTTTATATCTCCTATATCATTGGATTGCCCGGTCCACCCATAGGTGTCGGGACTGCTGGGGGTTCAGTTCCGGGCGGCAGAGCCCCCGTAGCTATATTGTCGCCTCCGGGCATTGGCGGCATTCCGGGTGGCATACCCGGAGGTCCGCCCGGTGGCATACCCGGAGGTCCGGGAGGTGCCGGTGGTGCCGGAGGTTTAGGTGGTGCGATTACGTCACGCAACTGAAGTAGGTCCAAAAGTTTGATAATCAACTTTTGTTGGTCCACTACTGGTGATTGTTGAAGCAAAGGCATGTACTGTTGTAACTTCTGAAGCTGAACAAGTCGATTATTCTCGGTAGGCGAGTACGGGATTGTTTCGTAATCGTAGTCCATAGGCTGTTGCCCCGGATCTCGCTCGTCCTTCAGACGCAACGTCTCGCGATTAA